TAAGTATGCCCTCTCTGATTGGGCCTTCAACAGCCTCAGAGTAGTTAAACTCGTTCAGGGCTGAAGCAATGCCCTTAGCAATTTGAGCTTGCGCTCTCATTGAGACGGCCTTGTCGTTACTGCCAGCATCGGAAAGCAGCTGCTTTGCTGCATCGGTTAATTCTTGTGTTTCTACGCTGTCTTTGATTTCGTTATTCATTGTTTTTATACCTTTTTTATTTTAGATCAGCGCAATTATCATAGATCAACGTAAACCTTAGCGTAACCGTCCTCGTCAACCTTCGAGAGGAATTTACCGATTACGTATGAGCCAGATGGGCTGTTAATGTGCGCATTAAAATCTTTACCGCTGCCGTTGGCTGTAGTTGTGTTACCAAGACCCAATGCTCCGCTGGCAACAGAGGTGATAAAGCCGCTTGGGCCAGTGTAAGCAGTAGCGCCTGGAACAACAGCTACGGTGTTTGGGCCAATTGTGGTTACTACTCTGTTTGTTACAACGTAGCCCTTCTTTAGGAGGGTAATCTTATCACCAACTTGAACCTCGCTCTTGTATGGGTTGAGGATCTGTCTAGTGAGATCGATGTTTACTACATCGTTGAGGAGAAGGCCAAGAGGACGGGTGCCAGTGGCGTTTATGCCGTACCAAACTTGGTTTGCTGCTTGGTCCATAGCGGCACCAGAAGCAACAGTTGAGCCAGTCGCGCTGACCCAACCACCACGCTCGCTACCATAACCAATACCAGTAGCCCAGAAATAAGAGATGTCTACGTCGAGTTCGTTTCTATCAGGTTTTAATGCCATTGTTTTACCTTTGTTTTATTATACACAAATTTAAAATTTGCTTTAATTATTTTCTTCGCAGCGCATGAGCTATGAGATTTTTCGCCACGTCGGCCTTGTTCTCATGCTTTGTCGCTACAACAAAATTTGGGGTTTGAGCTTGCTGCTTCTTTGCTTGTGAAATTGCCTGAGAAGCCTTTGCTACTATTTCTTGTTCTGTAATTACTTTTTCGATCTTTGAGCTGACTTTGCTTACAGCCTTACGAAGTTCGGCAAAAGAAGCTTCAGACATAGCCTTTAACTCTGGTAGATCTTCTTCTGTGTAGCTTTCGCCCACAATTTCACGCATTTCGGTGAGTCTGTCTTGTGCCACCTTGTTATCATATGCCTCTTCAATAATTTGCTCAGCTTGCGCTTTAAAACTCTCTAGCTCATCCAGTCTTGACAGCTTGAAGTTCATATTTCCAATGTGTGAAGTAGCCAAAACAATTGCTTGTTCTGCGTATGCGAGCTGCTCTTTAAGCTCGGTAATTTGGGCATTTTCTGTGATGTTTTGTTGGGACATTTTTTCCTCTTTATTTTTATACACTTTATTTTTATTTTTTATTAAAGTCTCTGAAAGCTGTTTTGTAATATTGCCCATGGCTGTTTCTGGGCCTTCTGCTAGCTGGTTAAATTCAGCACAATTTGGATTGTTTTGATTAGATGGTGCGTTGGTTGGAGTACATTGTTTAGTGGTGGAATTATATGAAACAACGCACGCTGGAAACTTAGGGTTAAATGTTTGAGTTCCGCAAGGCGTTACTGGATTTCCATCATCATCAACAGCTAGCTGAGAAGAGCCTTCTGGTTTGTCTATATAATAAGAAGTCTCTGATTCTTGTGAAATACCAAGTTCTTTAAGAACAAAACGAAGCTCGCGCTCGTCCTCGCATGGACGATACTGTGGTATTGCCATTTGCTTTTCGAGATCTGTTGGGTCTGCAATCAGCGCAGAATAAAGCAGTGGCTTGTCGCCATGCCTATTTTCTTGATACAAGTGATATCCAGTACACCCAAGCTTAATTTTACCAACAGATTCAGCTTCTTTTGCTGTAAAAAACATGAAACCGTCTGATGGTGCGGTATATGTTGTTGGCATCTCCCTTTTGTTTTTTAGGTCTTGTGGGGTGTCTGTTCTAGAGACATTTGAAGTATCGTCCATCATCTCTGCAGGATTTAGAATAGCCCCAGGCTCCTGAACAGTTGGGATTGGAGAATTTGCGTCCATAAGTTCCTGTGCTGTTTGAGCAAAAATTATGCTGTATATTTTGTTATTTTTCTTGTTTGCTGGCTCGTATACAACGCCTTGGCCAGAAAAGGTTATTTTCTTCAGCCATCTACCAATTTGATATTTCTGACCTTTATATTGAGTTGTTCCCTTGCCACCAAAAGCAATAAGATCCTTTGACATCTTTGAGTTTGCATCAGTTCTGTCAAGGAATATAATTTCAGAATCTTCGCTATTTCTTAAAGCATAACCAAAATCTTCAAAGAAACATTCCATTGAAACGAAAAGCTTGCCGTCTTGAATTCCCTTTTTAATTTTTTGTGCATAGGTTGGAAAATAACCAGACCAAATAATACCGTCTTGTTTAACGTGTATTTTTCCACTGCACACTCTAGGGTCGCTGCAAGAAGCGTCTTCGGCTTTAATTATATTAACTTCAGGGACATCCCCCTCGACTAGGGTGGTCTCAAGCATGACGCCGATATTTTCATTTTCGGTGTCTTCAGAACCCTTGTGCATCCAATTTATTGGTTTAAATTTTGCAGTGGAGTATCTTGAGAGAATTTCTTCTGAGGTGAAGACATCATCATTTGCATTCCATATATCACTTACAAGTATTGAGGATAATGTAGTTACATCATCCGTTGGCTTGTATCCATTGGGTGCAATAGAGGCAATTGCGCATGCATTCCCTTTGCAGACATTATTTAGCGAATCTGTTTTTACTGAAATATCAGTAACCAAAGTAGAATCGCACTTTGTTTTATTGTTAGCTACAAGTGACGCTATTTCTTTTTCGCCTTCAAAGACCTTCATGATTTGATATACACATTAGTTTTAAAGACTAAAAGCTCTATAATATTTCATGCACACCAACACTCCAGTCCTTAAAGTATTTGTTAAAAATCAATTTCTATATAATATGGACGAAGAGATAGAGGGATTTACTGAAGGGTACATCTTTGGGGTTAAATCAATGAGAGCACGAGCGCTCCTTTTTCATGTAATGTTGAAGTCTGGGGCACACTGGCGAGGTCTTCCCATTCATTCAATGTGGTGGTACAAGCCTGATGCTGATGAAAAAATTGAGTACTATGATCTTGAGAATCTACAGCTATGGGATTGTTTTACGGAAAAGACACAGGTAATTCAGTGGGATTATTTACTTGGGCACCAGTGCGATTGCTTTTTAAGAAACAAAAAGGTAGTGGGTGGTGAGTATTGGTGTTCAGTGGAGTGGCTCAAGGATGGAAATCCAGACACATCTTTTGTTAGCACATCTGACCAAGATAAATGCGCTCATTTAATAAAACTAGATAATGGTCAAATTGCAGCACTTCCAACAAATAGAATTGCTTTTAAGGATGCGTACTTTATTGGAAATAAACCAAATCCAGGAGCGTGTGGATATCGTGTTTCTGAATCAAATTGGAGTGCAGAAACATGTGATCGTTGGTCTGTTTCTGAGGACAATGGTGTATTTTATCTAGATGAAGAAGAAAAAGAATGCAATTCGCAACCAGAATAAAAAACCGCCTGAGGCTATGTTTTATTACTTTTGTGCGTTTTTGGAATCAGACGGAGACGTTTATCCGCTTCTTTTAACTAAAGATGAATTAAAAAGAGCAAAGCGACGAGCTGAAAAAAATAAAGAAGACGTGCCTTCTTCGTTTTTGGTTTTTCAGTATATTGATGGTACATTAAACAAAGTTAATAGTGAAAGCCTAGATCAGGCATAAAAGCTAGCGTGCATAGCTATGGCTAGCCGAATCCCAATTAGGCTTTCACGTAGTCTCTTCCTTATTTTCCGCTGGCTCGTCTTTTACATCGCCATCATCGCAAAGCAATGGTTTTCTAATAAATTCTCTATATGCCCAAAGCAGTGCTATCAATGCAACAGGGGCATACCAAAAAAGCCAACCATAGCCAGTTGAATCACTCGATTGATGTTCAATTGATTTTTTAATTGATAACATAACTGCACTGTCACCAGTTTGATCTGGTATGATTTTTGGTGTAGTATCGCAGGCAACCATTGAGTGGGCAAGAAAAATTGGCCAAATTAGTTTGGGTATTGATTTCATGACTTCCTCGCTGCTGCAGATGTGCCAAAGTAAAAACCAACAATGCTTAAAAGTATCTGTCTATTTTCAGATGAGTATAAAAACCCATTTACTTCAACAAAAAACTTGCGAGTTGTTTCAGGAACTATTCCAAAAAGAACTTCTGGATTTTTTGCATCTACCTCAACAAAAGTTGGAACACCAAAAAAGGGAAGTATAAATGGTGCCGCTATGGACCCAAAAAGAACAGTTAGTACTATTAGCTGTCTAACACCTTTACCAACATCAATAGGAACTCGTTTTGATGCTTGATCTTGATTAGATGTCGTCTGCTTGTTTGCTTCAAGCGCTCTTTCAAAAAGCTCTTTTTCATCCTGTCTTTTTTCGGCTAGGTATCTAAAAACAAATCCTAGAGTACTACCGCCGATCATTGATAAAAGCTCAATTGGCATATTTGCCTCCTGAGCTAATACACAATTTTTAATTGTTATTTACTTAAGTGCTCTTTTTATCAGCCCGAGTTCTTTTCTTAACTTTTCTTGTAACAGTATCTTTTGAGCCGTCTGGGCGACCAGCTTGACCTGGCGGCTCTTTTGCCCCAGGTATTTCTTGTCGCAACTGTTGCAACTCTTTTGCTTTTTTATGATTGCTTTCAGGAATAACAGTTTGAATGAACGGGCTAAGCTTATCAAGAACCTCACCATCTTTTCGTGCCTCGCTTTCATTCTTAACTCTAGTTTTTTCAATATTCCACATTTCACCAATCTTTTCAAGAATGGTTTGATTAGATATTATATTTCTATCAGCAAGCTCTATTAGCAATTTAAAATAACTTGGCTGATCAAACAAGTTATCATTGTTAAATCTAACGGTTGGTTTATCTTGAAACCCCATATCATCGCAAATCTGATTTATTTCTATTGTAATCCAATCAGCCATTGCTCTTCTAACACAATCTATCCGCTTCATTAAATTTCTTAAGCCAATAAATGAATCTGAGCTTCCTGGGACATTGCTATCACCACCAATTAAGCTTTTATGAACACCCAAACCAAGAAGCATTGACTCATAATTTTCGTCAAAGTTTTGAAGCTTTTCTATTGGCGGGAAGTACTGCTGATAATCAAGCATTGAATCCCAAATGACATCAAGTGTGCCACCAGTGTGATTTTCAAGTATTTTTGCTAATTTTACTATTGACCCAGTATCTGGTAAAATTTCTGATTTGTGATCACCAAGTTTCCAAAGACGAACAGAGTTATACCAGCTATCAAGAGCGCTTATCTTTGCCATACGCAATTTTTCATTGTATATGACATCGTGCAAAATACTAAATATAAAACTTTTTGCCCATATTTCACTATCTTTTTTCTTATAGTGAGCAACGTAAACCTCATCTTCTGGAATTGGTATTACTGTTTCTCCTATATTGCTTTTATCACCAATTAACTTCTTGATTTCCTCTGGCACGCTCTTAAGTATGCTTTTATCTTGTGCGTAAGCATCTTTTAAGTCTTGAACCTGGGATGAACTTACTTTAATTCCCCAGCGTTTTACGCCAGAAAAAATAGCAAGCTCGCCACCAAGAAGACGTATTGTTTGTGGGTCATAGAAAACGTATTCTGTTGGAATATCAATTTTTTCAACAGCATTAGCTCGTTTCATTCTACGTGCTGTAGGAGTATCAATTTGCGATGTCTTTCTTCGAACAACAACATTCCCCTCAACAACAAAATAATTGGCAAATCTTTCAGCACGCTCTTTTAAGGAGACATTATTAGACCAAACTTTAAAGAAGTTGTTAATGTTTTCGTTTTCACTTACAATTTCAAGACCCTCAACTGCTGTTTCGGTTATTAGATCAACAACCGATCTAATGACACCGACGCTTTGATAAGCGTTTCGGCAGGAGGTCATTATATCATTATCTTTATCTGGAATTCTCTCGTGCGGTCTAAATCTTTCGTATGTCGTTCTTGTAAATGGCGGACGAACAGAAATGTTCTCTTCAAGATTTGAATAGAATCCCGCAACAGCCATGTCTTGACTAGCCATAGCCTTGCCAAGCTTGTTTAGGCCATCTTGTTTATCTGCATCTGGCGATATATAAAAGTTCTGTTCCTCTGACATGTTACACCATTATAGCTATTTGTTTAATACACTAATACGCTATGTTTCCCTGTCTGCCTTCTTCTATAGAAATATTTGAAGATCTTGGAGTGCCTTTCATCTTTCTCATTCCACGACCTTGATACATAGCATCTGAGCGTATGTTGTTTTGCACTATATATTTTGAAGAGTATCCACCAAAGGTAGATATTTGCTGCTGCGGCTCAGTATTAAGATTTCTTGCAGCATCATTTGCTAGCAAAAGGCTTGTAAAATGGTCTTTTTTAAGTCTGAGCTTTACGCCCTCTGTCACCACCCCTTTTATCCTTGGCAGATCCCATCTTTTTTGTCCTTTAGCTGTGGTTTGTTCCTGTATCAAGGTGGTTTGATACTTACATTCTTCTATCTCGGATAGTATGTTATCGTGATTGTAATCATCATCCGATTCCAAACCAAGTATTTTTGCCTGCTCTATTCCCACAGCATCGTATTCTGGAAAAAGTATTTTCATAGTTGTGATATCTTTAAGCAGATTAAAATGTGCTCCCTCATACCACTCTCTAGAGGAAAATTCGATTACCTTGATAACGTGCAGGCCAACTTTATCAGAACACTCTTCGTCATCCATATCGTATATGCAATACTCACCTTCTTTGAGTTTAGAATGGTCCTTTAGACCCTCAAGAATGGATCTACCACCACCACCAGAGTCTAAATGCATTCTAACTATGTTAAATCTGGCAAAAAGCTCATGTATCTTTCTAAGAATGAAGGTGTTATAATCAGATATTTCTTTGTATCTATCTGGATGCTTCTTCTTATCAGCTTCAAATCGCTTTCTGTTAGTGCTCCAGCAAAAAACAAGTTGTTTAGCGTTTTCTGTTACTTTGATAATGCTGATTGCAAGATTGTCTCGCTCAGATGCTGGGTCAATTCCAAGAACATATTTAGCTGTTTTGTCTCCGTATGACTCAACAGTAAAAGATATATCTCCCTCGGGAGTTTTAATTGGGCTTGTGGCGGCATATATTGCAGACGCTGGATAAAATCCTTCTGAGTCTTTTGCAAACACACAGCCATATTCCATTTTGAAAATGACAGAATCCATTGTGGCCCTACCTTGATTTAAAATGGTTTCATCCATAATACCAGGTGGCATTTGATCAAAAGGTATTCTGACTATTGCGTATTCACTTGGATCAACTCCTGATTTTCCATCAGAGGCTATAATGTTTGCATAGTCTTGATAGTATTTATAAAAATGATTAAATTGATAGCTAACAGTACCCGCAAGTATTATTTGGTTGCCTGTGTTTTTTAACGCATCATCAACGGCTTCTTCGCCAAGAGTTTCTTGAATTGCTCTTCGTATATATTCTTGTTTTACTTTTTCAAAGGTATTTTGACTTTGTACTGCTGCAAAGCCTCTAATTACAACTTCAAAAATATCAGGATTAACTGATGCAAACTCGTCAACGATAATTACATTGGCACGCAGACCTCTGATTTTTTCACCTGTACCAATTGGGATGCCCATGATCTTGCTATCACCAATATCCCAATTGAATCCAAGGACGCTTCGTCTTGGTCCATTGTTTGATCCACATATATCTTGAAGAATGGGAGCGTTCTTCCAAATATTTTCCATAGACTCAAACACTAAACCAGATTGTCTTAAACCAGCACCAGCAATGACTATTTTAGAGCCTTGATTAAACATGGCTTTTAGTATTGCTGTTATACCAAGCATGGTTGTTTTTGCACCACCTCTAGTTGCAATCAAAATCGGAAGTCTTTTATTCCATATTTCGTTTAATACCGCCATTTGATACGGGAATAAATTAACACCAAGAAAGTGTTTTGCAGTAAATCCAACATATCGTGGGTCCATCCCCATTTTAATAAGTTCTTCAGCGGTTCTTTCTTTCGGTGCGTATATATCTATAGGATTAGATATATCAAGAGATCTAGTGTCTCCAAGCTCTAGATATAAATTATCAAGATACTCTTGGCTCAGATTCATTTTTAACTTCTCCTAATATTGATCTAAACATATTACAGGCATATCGTCTTGCAAAATACTTGCTGCTTAAAAATAAAGTTTTGATACCCCACTTGTAATCTATCTCTGTTATTCGAGAAAGTAAAAAGTCTGGCGGTAAGGTAAAGTACATTCCTTTTTTTGGATTTCTTCCCATGTATTTTGCATACGCGTCATGAAGATCATCCTCTACTATTATTACTGCTCTTGAATATTTTTGAAGGCCATCTAGCTCTCTTTGAAATCTTTCCCAGTTTTTTCCAACATTACCCAAAAGCTCTTCTACAGACGCTTTTCTTTCAATTATAATACTGTTTTTAAACTCTGGAAGATCGTAACCATCTAGAGTGTAATCGCCATACTCAAGATTTTTTACTGTAACATTTTTTACAAAAAACTTGGACGGTAGCTTTTCAGTAAAGTCCCATGGTTTTTTTTCTTGATTATCAATGATTACGTTTGCGTACGTAACGCTCTCTAGTGTTTTTTGGGCCTTCTTTAGCGAACCCTTGTTTCCGGAGTTCATTTATCCTCTGTATTTCTTCGGTGTTTTTTTGACAGATTATTTTAAAAAACTCCGATTCAAACTGTTCTTCTTTTCCAGTTACTTGATCATGATGTTTTTTACAAAGCGTTATACCATTAAATTTTTCTGTTCTTAGCCTTGCAGAGCTAGCGTATTTTTTTATATGGTGAACTTCAAGACCGCGTTTTTCACTGCACCCAGGAAACTGACAACAAAACCCATCTCTTTTAAGAACTTCTTTTCTGAAGCTCCAATACTCTGGTGAGTATCGACCATCTCTACGCCTGAACCTGGGTTTCCTCAACCTTTTCTTTGCCACTACTATTTAATACACTTTGAGAGTAATTAATACTGTAATCGTGTTGATACATCTCATAAAGCAAGTCACGCCAGGTGTATTCTGGTTGCCACCCCAGCTCCCTTTTAATTTTTGATGGGTCTCCACAAAGAACATTTACCTCTAATGGTCGATTAAATGCTGGATTGATTTTACAGGCTTCATTTGGGTCAACTCCAGCAATGCCACAAACATACTCAAGGGCATCTTTAATTGAAATTGTTTCACCAGTTGCAACAACATAATCGCTTGGTGCTTGAGCCTGTAGCATCATCCACATAGCTCTAACATAATCTTTAGCGTGGCCCCAATCTCTTTTAGCCGCAAGATTTCCAAGCTCTATATGGCCAGAAAGACCAAGTTTATATCTTGCTATTCCACTAGTTATTTTTCTAGTCACAAAATCAAAACCACGTCTAGGGCTTTCGTGATTAAATAGAATGCCACAACAAGCATATATTCCGTATGATTTTCTATAGATATCAACGATGTTGTGAGCGTATAGCTTGGCCGCAGAATATGGGCTTCGAGGAACAAATGGTGTTGTTTCAGATTGTCTTTCTGTTATTCCACCAAACATCTCTGATGTAGAAGCTTGATAAAATCTTGTGTGTGGAGAGTGTTTTGCAATTGCCTCAAGAACAATTGTAACCGCAGTTCCATTTACATAAGCGCAAGAGATTGGCTCTTTAAAGCTTTGTCCAACATGAGACATTGCTGCAAGATTATAATATTCGTCTGGTCGAATATGAGAAATAATACTGAAGACACCAGAAGCATCAGTTATATCAAGATTGATCTGATGAAAGTCTGTATGTCTTTCTGCAACCGCCATATTTGATGCGCTCTTTTCCGTAGAGCTGCGGCGATATATTCCATATACCTTGTAGCCTTTTTCTAGTAAAAGCTCTGATAGATATGATGCGTCTTGTCCAGGACAACCTGTTACTATTGCTGTTTTCATTGTTGATCTCTAACCTTTGCTATTGTTTCTGAGTCCATTAACTGTGGGGCCAATTCTCCATCCATAAACTCTATTGCGTTTCGCATTTCGTCTTTTTTCTTTTCCATTGAAATACGAAGCAGTTCTGCCATACGGCCCTCTTTTTCTCGTGTTTGCATTGATTCAAACTTTTTGCAAAGAGAAAAAAACGTATCTCCACCAACCTTACCCTTTTCTTCTCTTTGCCGTCTTGTGGCATTTAGTGTTTCATTTAACTTTGTAGATTTTTCAAGTAAATCTTTATACTCTTTATTAAGATCGGTAGCCCTTATTGAAGAATTAAATACCTTTTGGTAAAGCTCTGCCTGTTTTGGGTCAGATAAATCAAGATCTTTAATATCAACAATTTCATTTTCAGCCATTATAGAATCTCGTATTCTCATGGCTTCGTAATAATCTTTTTGATTTTTATCAATTCTTAGTTTTAAAAATATAAGCTGTTCAACAGTGTTTTGTTCTGTGTGTGTTAGATCTTCAAGCTGAATTTTATAATTTGCCCATTCTTCGGCAAAAAGAGTCCACTCATCTGAAGGAAGCTGTTTTTTAATTCTACCTCCCCTTGGGCTTGTTTCAAAAGAGCGAACGTGAAAGTCAAATATATCTCTATTATAATTTTCTTTACGACCCTCAACTATAACAACTGGATCTTTGGTCGCATTTTTCATCATGCCAATGCTTTTTCTATAGCGCTCAACTGTTTTTACAGAACAGCCAATATGCTTGGCTATTTCGGCATCAGTTTTATATTTACAGTTATTCTCTATATAAACCTTATCAGCTTCTTCAATTCGCTTTGCCATCTGTCCACTCCTGCATGATTTGTGATATTTCTATTCTGAGTTTGTTTTTATAATATGAGTTTACTGGCTCCTCAGATAAGCATGCTCTATATATTTCTCGTCCTTCTTCAGATAAACGAGATTCCATAAAATCTTTTAGCTCAGCAAACACAACGGAGTTTTCAGTTTCATTTTTGTTAGTTGCTGGTTCGTATGCAATAGCGTCTTCTTTTGTGTTTCTTGCCTTGGCGCTTAAAGAGACTCGTGCTTTCTTGTGTTGTTCATTAAGACTACCGCAATGGTCTCTATAAAAATTTTTAAGTCTATTTTTTACAACACGATTGAGCCATCTTTCTAGCGAATTAATATCATCCCAACCAGCGCCTTTTTCTGGTTCATAAAATTTTAACTGTTGCATGCATATTAGGCGAGTCTGTGATGCTATATCTTCTACTGTCATATACGCAAATGTTTTTGTCATATGCGTTTGCGCTATTTTTTCAATAAGAGACAAGACCTCTTCCCTTGAGATTTTAGCCCCAGAAGTTTTTGAGAATTTTTTCAAAAAGATGGCAACTGTGTCTTTCTGAGGCCTTTTCACGTTCTATTATAGACTAGAAAGGTGTATTAATTACAGGAGAATATTATGCAGGATAAAAAAGAAAGATGGAGTGAAGAACATAAGAACTTTTTAAAGCTAGAAGCTGGAAAAATGAGAGACTGTGAAATAGCGTCAACTTTGGGCAGAACACTAAAGTCAATACGTGAAATGCGCAGACGTATGGGTCTTGTAAAAATGTGTGGTAGAGGAAGGGTCGAATTGAGACCAATACAACAATCGCAGATTTAAAGTGTATCAACAACCACCAATAGCAACATCTGATATAACTCTTTTTGCTTATAGCAGAGACGAGTCATCAACAACACTTACGTGTTATACTGGAAATCTTTTAATGCCTGCTATTGAAGAGGCTGGACCATTAACTTATAAATTATCCTACAAAGCAGCTGGGGCACCAAGTTTTACAGAAATTTTTTCGTATGTAAATAATCAGGGTGGAGAACCACCATTTATTATACAAGCATATTGGATGTATACTCATAAGCACGGATCAAGTGATGGCAGTCAATATAAAGTTGATATAATCAGTACATCACCACGTGTCACATATACTTCTAATATTGTTACCGTACCAGCATTTTATGGCTTTGGAATTAAAACAACAAGATCTTCTAGTAATGGCTCTTTAAAAGGATCGAAAAAAACCAGAAACGAAGTGCCGAAATTTTAAATGCCTACAATTACTACAAGTAACCGAACAGCAAGCTCCGTAGTATTAAACGGTTCGGGATTTCAAACCCCACTTTCAAGCTGTCCACCTCAATCCGTAATGATTTACGATGCGCAAAACAATGTTCTTCAAGCTTCTTATTTGCCAGACGGCGGTATTTTGACTGGATACTCTTGGCAGATTACTTTAACTGGAATAACAGACGCTGGATTTTTTGGAACATACTCTATTGATGCAGAAGACAATCCAGGGTGCTATCAGTTTGGATTTTATATAGCGCCATTTGCGGTTCCTGAAAATACAATTAAAGGACTCAAGAAAACTATATTTTCAAAAATAACAAAGGGATTATCTTATAACCCAAATCAAAGTCAACGTAAAAAGTTTCCAACTATATAGTTATTCGGGTATAAGTTTACGTGCGATCAATTGATAAATTAAAATTTATTCTAAGGGCTTATAATCAAGACGGTCAGCTAGGATCTATTCCAGGCAGAAACGAAACCGAAGGCCCAGGATTTACGTGCTATGTATTTGCGTGGTTTACTGGAGAAGGATACTCTACTATATATACAGTAACTACTGTTGTAAATGGCCCTAATGGCATGCCTGTAAATGTAACAACTCCTGTTCATGCTTATGATATGGATGGTAATAATCAAATTAACTATCCAACAACACCGCCACCAGTAGGAGTTCCTTCCAATGGTAAGTGGCGGCTTATAAGACTAGGAAACAATACGCCAATTGATAACATTGTAGGTGAGCCTGGAAGGGAGATTGTTGTTCCACCACAAAGCGTAAGGGTGCCAGCTTGCCCACCGCCACCAGAGCTTAATCCAGGACTTCTTAATGAAGACGCAAAACCAGCACCAGAAGCAGCACCAGAGCCAATAACAGAAGCTTATATTAGAGAAGCGACTATATGTGGAGAGGGTTCAAGAGAGGATATAGCTGGTCAATCTCTAGTTTGGACCATAGCTCAAAACAGAGCTAGATGGAGAGCTTCTAGAACACCGCTTAAGGTAAGAATACCAGCTGGTGTACCAGACAGTCCACTCATTCGAGAGTTGTTAAATTTAAATGCCTTTAGCTGTTGGAATACTACTTATCCTAGCGCGGATAAAAAAGCTAGAGAAAAAGCTGGAGATGATCCACGATCAAGTGAAAAAGCGTTTAGACAAAGAGCAGAGTATTTAAAAAGTCTTTGTCGTGGTGGTAGTTCACACGAAGATGTTAGCCCAGCACAAGGAACACAAGCTCTTAAAGAAGCTGGCATGACAGAAGAGGAAGCAGCAAATACATTTTTGTATTTAAACCCTAAAACTGCTGGAGATGTAGATTTATGGGCCATAGACACGAAAGAATCAGCAAGAAATCACCCAGCACCAGAAGTTAAGTGGAAAGATAAAATAAGAGATAAGAATGGACGGCAACATGATGCAACTCTTGTTAGAATAGGAAGGCACGTGTTTGTATCGGGTGCTCCTGGTTTGCATCCGTAAAAACAAATATTAAATAAAAGAATAACCCTCCTGTTAAGGAGGGCTATTTCAGTATTTTTTAAAAATTAATAATCGCTTATGCCTTCTTTAAATCCATCACATTCCCACTGCCCCTCTGGAAAATTATTTGGTCGTTCAGGAGTAGACATGTTAGTAATGCAATGGCACTCAAGGTCTACTTTATAGCAGCACTTTTTTCCAGGAGGATATGGGGTGCATATGCAATAATTGTCAGTTCCTTCTGGGTGAGCAATGCGACACAATGGTATATTTGGATTTATAGGTGACATCGCTCGACGAGAAGGTTTCTTTTGTCCACCTGGACCCATTGAATTTGGTGTAGTATTAGTATTAATTTGAGCAGCAGCTTGTATAACGTTTGTAAGTTTTTGAATTGATTTTTCTAAAGACATAATGGGTTTCTTCTTATTTATTATACACAAAAGAATAACCCTCCTGTTAAGGAGGGCTATTTTAAATTTGATAAAATGTTAGCTAGTAATGCAGGGCATATCTAGTGGTATCATCTTTTCACCTTCATCCTTACCACAAGGGCCAGGTGTTAGTCTTACAACACATCTTGTTCCATTTGCTTTGTCATAAAAACACATGCATTGATATGTGCTTGTAATCTTTTCGTGCTTGCCTGGAGTAACGGCTTGGACTTGTCGAGTCACACAAGCGCCTCGATGATTTTTAGCTGGTATCATTTGTCCATCTGGACCATATTCAATTGGTGTAGTATTGGGATCAATTCTAGCAGCTTGTATAACTTTTGTAAGTTTTTCGATTGATTTTTCTAGTGACATGGTTATTCCTTATTTTTTATACACTAACTATTAAAACATAACAGGCAGTGTTATGCATTCACTCCAATTACATTGAGTTGCTACTGGGCCGCTTGTAGAAATAGCGCCACCAGGAATAGATCTTTGATAAGTAGTGCATTGGCAACCGGGAGCGCCACCTGTCTGTTCAAGACAGCCCAATATTCTTATATTACTATTCCTAGTAATTTGTGCTTTTACACTTTCGCATTTGGAAGTCCCGCTGTTATCGCGAGGAAATTGGTCGTCGCCAGGTAACCAAGGACTAGTTGGTGCTGACATACGACCGCCAGCTGCTTTAATTACTTGTGTTAATCGATTTATTGAATTTTCTAAAGACATGAATTATATATCCTTTTTTATTATACACAGATTATCTAATAATGTCAACATTTGGCATTTGTATTGTTTCGTATGGTCTTGGTGAGTCTGGTACAAGAACCGATGGTTTATTATAATTTGGTTTTGGGGTTGGTTTGCTAGTCTTGGTTGTTGTTTTAATTACACCACGTCTAATAAGATCAGATCTAAGAGCCTGGTAGGCACCAGAGTACATCCCTTTTCCCGTGTTTCCACACTTCATATTAAAAGTATCTGAAAATGATCGAACTATTTGCTCAACACACTCAGAAGACAACTCTTGAGTTTTAGCCTTTATTGCTATATCAGAAGCAATCTTTGATATGTCTGTGGGCTTCCAATTGCATGGCAGTGCTCTTTTGGAGGGGCTAATTTTCATTAGTGTGCAAGGAACCACAGCGTAATTTTCTCTTACAGCTGTTTCCAGCTTAGCAATCGCAACAATTAATTTGTTTTGCATGGTTTTTTTCCATTTATTACAGATTGATTTTTAAGAAATTTTGCTTCAAGGTCGTCTTTTTTCTTATCCAACAACTCTTTTCTTGTACCGACATTGGTTTGATACGGAGAACAGCCGCCAGCGTAAAGTTCATTCTCTTTTTCTACAGCCAGGGAATAAAGAATTTGATTATGC